ATAATCGACCGTTATATTCCACGACTAGAGGTCCGCGCTTTGAGATTGTAGATTCCATGGTAAACTATGATATCTTTTCTTTATCATCGTTTTCTATACAAATTTTTTTAACTTCCACCCGAGCACCACGAAATGGTGGAAAATTTATCAAGTACGCCGTTTTCAACCCTGTGAGTTTGAGGTAATTTAAACCTTGCATTTCAACAGCTTCGTTGAGTGTTTTTATCGTTTTAAACTCTAGAATTGTAGAATTATCTATAATAATGTCAGCTCGCAGGTATCCGATGATATGTCCTTTAAATGGTATTTGAATATTACGTTCCGACTCGTACGGAATGTGAAGTTCTCGTAACATCACCTCCACAGCTGTGTGATACACTCGTTCACTGTACCCCGGACCTAGTGTTGTAAAAATTTCATCTACTATCTTTTCTATATCCATTTCTAAATCTACATCCTAGTCTTTAAGACCTTGACGCATCATGGCATCGTCTAATTCGTCAACCTCGTGCCATGCTAGCTCACATTCATATGAATTCTTTGTCGAATCACAAATTTCATGTGCTTCCTTGATCGCTTCTCGGAATCTAAACCTAAGTCGAGGATTGTCAAACTTTTTTTTAGGTTTTTCCACAAAAGGTTTTTCGTATAAACCGTTCAAAACATTTTCACGCGTTTTTGCCAATTTGTACTTGTACACGTCGTTACAAGAATATACACACACTACCATATTATACATTAAACCAAGTTTTTTAAGTTGGTTATGTCTGGAAAATACATCATCGAAGCTTCGTGGGAAAAAATCATCGAGGATGATTATGACACGGCTTTGGAATTTCTTCTGAAAGCGCGAACCGATGTTAACGAACATTTTGCTGATCTCTCTGAAGAGCAAAAAATCGATCTTGTTAAAGTTCTATGCACGAATGCAACTATATTACATAAATCGACTAAACAACTCATAGGAAAGCAACATTATGGTAATTAAAGTTTTATATACTAATTAAATCAATATGTCTTCATATAAATCCGAACGTTGCCCCTTCACGTACCGCGTATCTTCCGTTGGTCGTATCATCGACGGGGACACCATCGACGTAGCTATTGACCTAGGTTTTGATGTGTGTACCAAACAACGCATTCGCCTCATGGGAATTGACACACCCGAATCAAGAACTTCGGATAAAATTGAAAAGGTTTTTGGTAAGCAGGCCAAAAAGGTGCTCAAAGAATGGTGTATGAAAGCCGTAGCTTCAGAAAAAGATGATATCGACATAGAGCTTCGATGTTCGGAATCCGACCCGAGGGATAAATACGGACGAGTTCTCGCGGAAGTCTGGATTTGTGAAGATGATAACTGGACCAATGTAAACCAATGGATGTGTGAAAATGGTTATGCAGTTCCATATCTCGGTCAAAATAAGGATGATGTCGCCGAACAACACGAGCGAAACCGTCATAAGATGGTAGCTAAATACGGAGGAGATATATTAGTTCAGCTTCACGGAGATAATAATTCAGAAATTAAATCATATATCACGGAAAAGTATGGTCAATAAAAAGTAATTTAAAAAATCTCGGATACATATTATTAAATGTTTGCGGCAGTAAACGGTTTAATTTCTCCGATTCTAAATATAAAAAAACGCATAGTGCGTCGAAATGCTGTACTAGATCACCCTCCACCTCCCATTGATACAAATAATGCGTGGGATTACGGTGCATATTCTGTAAAGGCTACAGTAGAATCCATAGATAAGAATGGAAAAGTGGATAGAACTTTTATAGGGTACAGCCAGAACATGGATATCACCGCGAGAACGAAACTCGCATGTGATCGACATAAAACACCTGGTACAGAATGCGGAGAACCTGTCATGATCATTAAGGGTGGAGAATGTGACGAAGTTATATTCATGAAAACAAAAGATAATGGAAAATTGATCAATTTAACAAACCCTTTTTTTTAATATCACAGTATATTAGATGAATGCAATATTTTTAGTTTTACTTATTTTGTGCATTTACACATTTTATTCTACAGGATATGATAAAAATCGTACATTCAAAGACGAAAATGGGAAGGTGATTCCTCATTTAACTGTGGAAAAGCAGGAACAAGATATGGTCGCGGAGTATATTCATGAAGGTGATAAAGTTTTAGAATTAGGTGCTAGATACGGAACTGTGAGTGCGGTAATACTCGATAACGTAAAAGATGAACGAGACTGTGTCGTCGTCGAACCTGACAGTAAGGTGACTAACGCTTTAAAAAGTAATTTGGAGGGGTGTAACTACGGCAACGCACACGTATTCGTAGGAACCGTGGGTCCCACAAAACAAAAAATTAAGGGTGACTATAACTACGCCACATACACCGTAGAATGTAACGACGATACATGTGATATAGATAATTTGACGTATGATGAATTGCAGAGAAAATATGACATAGAATTCAACACCATCGTCGCCGATTGTGAAGGATGTTTACCTCAAGTGATAGATCATATATCTACTTCTTCTCCTTCTTTACAACCATTAAAAAAGATCATAGTCGAAACAGATTACCCGGATAGGGTAGATTATGAAAAACTTTACGGTAAATTAAAGACCTGTGGATTCAATAAAACTAAAGGTGATTTTGTACAGGTATGGGAACGAACTTAATCGTCTTCTTGGTTAACAGCTATAGGTGGTGCATCAAGTATCTGAAATTGAAACACATCTTCATCTTCAGATGGTTTGATTTGTATAATTCTACATTCTCGCGTATTGACAACTGTTTTAGTCGGTGTTATGCTAGCTATAGGCTTACAAAGTAAAGCGTACGATATCATCCTGTTATACTATATGGATATTTATGTATCCATAGATTTGCTATCCATTTTTCTCCTTCGTCGATGGGTAAACCTCCATGAAGAGCCTGATCTGTTATACGACCCATTCCATTTAGTGTATCGAAACATAAAACGTCACCTTTTTCGAGCTTGAATTTTTTATTCATATTCGGAAAGTTTGTTTCTCCACCTACGTAGCCATCGTTAAGAGCTATTATACACGTATGTCGTCTGGGATTTTTCAATGGTAAAACGTCTTGGTGCGGTGAATAAAAACCGCCGGGTTCGTATTTCAGAGTTTGTAACGATTCGCATTCGACGAGCGTTTTATCGTATAAGGATGCGCATCGTTCCGATACATCGCGAACTATCTTATCTTCATAATCTAACCACGCCGTTTGACTTATTCTGATGGTATTGTCGGCATTCTTGTCGACGCCTATCGTTGAATTAGATAATCTGGGTTTAGAAACCTCCATGATGTGATCACATTCTTCGCGTGTGACAAACCCTTTACGTACTTTAGGACTCTTGTATCTCCGCATAAAAGTGTAAATCAAAAGGGCCATCAATACGATCACTATCACGAACGTTCCCATTAATTTAAACCTCTATTTTAATATCGTGAGGTATACGTGCCACGTACCTTTTTCTTATTTTTAGAGCTACCATGTTATAATATTCGATAATTCCCTTGATATCCTTTACTATTTCATCTACTCTCGAACTGTCGACCATATATTGTCTGAGTGCATCTCCCAATGTATCTAACACCATTCTATATATTTCTTGAATATCTGTCACCTTATCATTATACTTATCTCGGCGCTGCAATTCACATTTGAAATCTTCTTTACTCATCTCGTTTAATAAGTATCGTACTCTCATATATTTATGATCTGTGTAGGTGAAATTAAATCTATAAAACATTTCTCGATCTATATGGGACAAGAGTAACGAAGCTTTCAGTATATACTCTGGCGCCTTATTACGTCTTAATTCGTGATAATTAGGACGACCCCCGCATGGAATGTCACCGTGTTCACGCGTTTTACTTTTGAAATATTCTATGTAATGTGGATTGTGTATTCTTCCCGTTTCTATCATTCCTGTATTGAAATCGAACGTTGTGTGACACACAGTACACCACATTTGTGAACATCCATCTATTTTATATATCATCGTATTGCATTTAGGGCACGGTTTTGTGTCTTTCTTTAACAATTTTATACTCTTCACTGTGTTGGGGTCACAGACATGACCTTCGTGTTTTTCTTCGTGACACTTCTCACAAAATTCCTTTTTACATATTCCACATACGTAATTGTCAGCCAAAAATCCTCTACAGTTCTCGGATAAGCACGCTTGTGTGTACACTGGCATAGTTCTCGACACGGTTGGATCCGTTCTACTTAACGCGTTAGCTTCTAAAATTATATCATGTATTATTTCACGCAATAGTTCTATGAGATAATGCCTACAGCTAATTATGATATTATCAGTAGTACACAATTTCACCATTTCTAGAAACTGCATGAGCCATGAATAGCTTCGTCTTAAAGATCGTATCTGTAGAGTTCTCTCTACATAAGGTTGCGTCTCAGGTAAACGCGCTTGTTCGCGTTCAAAGAGGATATTCTCTCTATGTGTTTTATACGTCTTGTTTCTGAAGGCTCTGGTACAAAAAGAATCTACAAATTCTCGATTAAATTCATGTCTACAATTCATACAGTGAGGGTCTTTACTAGTCGATAAAATGTATGTTTGTAGACAGGTTTTGCAGGCATCAAAGTCACAAAAGGGGCACGTCACTTTTAAATGATTTGTCTTATTAAAATCTTCAGTACACGACACACAAGTAGACATATACATTATATAACTATTTTCTTTAACTATTGACAATCTACAAATGATTCTATAATACTACACAGATCATCACGACCATACGTCGATTCTACAAAAAACATGAGTTTTTCAGCCTCATCCCACGATTGGTCGGCGCCGTAATATTTATAGTACACGTAGGCAAGCTCCCCTACATTATCTTCACACCATGTTTGGATTTCTTTGTTCGACATTTCATGAGTGAGATATTTCTTAAAAAAATTTGAAACATCTTGTTTAAGAATCATTCTTGTTATCGGAGAATCTTTTATAAAAAACATCTTACAAATTTTTTAAAAAAATTCCACTTAGGTTTTTTTATTTTTATATAGTAAACAAATGAGTTATAATAATAGCCGAACATTTATGCAGAAACATGGTTTAAAGATCGGTGTCGGAGTTGTTTCTTTGATCATACTCATTGTCGTGATAGTGATGCTGACAGGGAAGAAAGAAGAAGACGAGAAGCCGGATCTCTCCCCCTCCCCATCCGCGGCGGACGAGGCGGTCGCGTTCTTACAGAACACAGACCAATCTGATATTGACGGTACTGCGGGTGAGGAGACTCCCCCGGAGTCCGAAGAAGAGGAGCAACCTGCTTCGACCGTCGAAACCTATATGATGATTCCAGGTAACAAAACTCCCTTAGATTACACCCGATTCTAAATACTTTTTCTAATGTAACAACTGTATTTTATAGACGAACATAACCAGTTATTCGTTTATAAAATATTTTTAGATTTGGTTGTGAAATTTATCTCATTTTTGAAATATTACCCGTTATTTCAGCCAATTTATCTTTAAATAAACTAATATCTTGCCCATATGGTACTATATAGGAACGTAATTCTTTTATTTTTTGGTTTTTAGCTTCTTTAATTTTGTTGGGGAGCTCGTTAATTTGTTTTACCATATCTTCACGAGCCCTTAAAGATACATCAATTCTTTGAAGTCCCAGATCTGTTCTCGTTTGTTCAATTATTCTTTTCCATTTACTTCCAACGTAAGATCTCACTTTTCCAAATTCCCTGTCCTGTTGTTTAATTAGTTTTTGCGCTCTCGCTGCAAGTGCGAGTTGATATGATCTAAATTTCTGACTTATGTTAGGTTTCCCAGCTTTATTACTTAATTTATTGAACGGTTTTTTTAGATTTTTATTCGATTTCGCCTTAGGTAATAATTTACGTTTATTTTGTTCCTGTTTATTTCGTAAAGCTTGGTTTATTTCCTTACGTATCGTAATCAGACCTGCAGAATCCGCCTTCGGGATTCGTCCCACGAATGAGTTCTGTACCGGTTTATTTAGTTTTTTTATATTTTGTAACATGGCATTTTTTCTTACTTTTAAGGCACTATTTACCTTGTTCTTGGCCGCAGCGTTTCTTAATATTCTATCTTCTTTCTGTGCATCGATTAATACCTTCACAGATTTATTCCATTTTTCTTGACTTTTTTCCTTATATGCCTGGTTTAATTGACCCTCGATACCCTTTCGTTTCGTTGGATTTATAAACGCTAATTGTTTTTGGCTAACCAATGATTTAAATCTCCCAAACTGTTCGGGGTTGACGTTAAATAACGGATTATTACGGGTGGTAGCTACAGGGTTTATCTGCATCTTTTTCCGGGGTCCCGGTGAATCCGTGTTTATGTATACCGGCTCTTTCTTTTTAAATTCAATCATCACGTTTAATTCAGCCTTGATATTAGCCAACGATTTACCTTTTTTATACTGTTGTCGGACTAATTTTTTCCTAATTGGCCAACCAGAATTATTTCCCATGATTGTGTCATATTTGGAGAATAGGTTTTCAAGTTCTTTTGCTTTCGACCTTTTATCGGCTTCAGCCTTGTTCGCCAGCTTTTTCTTTTCCTCAGCCTCTTTCCTGGTTCTCGTGCGAATGTTTAAAAATGCCTTTAAAGCCGAAATATTC